TCACGCTTTTTCATAATAATAAAGGGGGAGAGTTTCCCCTCCCCCCTCATTGATGTTAGATAGTAGCGAAGATAGCGGAGTTAGGAAGCATCAAGTTGATAGCTTCGTAACACTCAATCCGGGCAGTAACCATGTTTGTAACGAAGTTGTTTTGATCTTCGTAACTCAATTCAATGTTTACACCGTTCACCTCAACTCTCTCCAGGTAGTTAGCATCGAAGAGGAATGCACGGCTATTAGGTACCCAGTTGCAACCAACGATAGGTACACCTGCAATGTTCAATACTCCTGCTTGACCGACTTGCAATCCACCGGCTCCCATGTAGTAACCATTGGTGAATGATTCATTCAGCAACAAAGACCATGTAGCGTTAGAAACGAATACAACGGATGCACTGAAATCACCTGCACGCAAGTTGCCAATCAACTGGATAATATCACCCAAGTTAGTGGCAGCGGAAGTAGTAGTAGAACCAGTAGCGGCACCGGAAACGGTAGAGAAGAAAGAAGCATTTTCTGCACGGAAGAAATCACGAGTTAACAAACGGGGAAGCGTTTGGCTCATGAAAGGCAGAGATGCGAGCATCTGACGGCTAAACTTGCTGAAACCTGCGATGAACTGATTTACAGTTTTAACCTCTGTCAGAGAGTAATCGTTCTCACGCTTGAGTGATCCTTCGAGTTGTGCAGCGATGTTGTTGGCGTTACCTGCAGCTTCACGGTATGTAACATACAAACCGGTGGGGCTTTGAGTGGTAGGCACGAAATCACGGAAGTTAACCAACTGTGCAGGGTTGATTGCTTGGCGGCTATTGTAAGTAGCAACGCTATCACCGGACAAGTTAGAAGCAAGAGTAATTGTCTTTACTTCAGGCAGTTCGAGGTGAAGGCGGCCATTCTTTCTCATTTCAGCTTCGATGTTAACTCCTTCGAGTTTTTCGGCAAGTGCTTCGCTGAATGATTTGCCTTCGGGTTGACCTTTCTTTACTTTAGTGGTCAGGGCATCGAATTGAGATTGCATTGCATCTTTAAACTCTTTAAGTTCAGCAGCAGTTGCAACTGATTCGAGTTTGCTTTGAAGTCCGGCAACTACGCTCTTGGCTTCGGCAGCATCGGTTTTTGCGTTGGCACTATTTGCCAATACTTGCGTGAGGTTATCACCGATAGATTTTACCTCCGCAGCGATTTGTTCTTGTGTCATTTTACAAGTTTTAATCTGTGATTTAATTGTTTGAGTGCATCCAATACAACAGTTGATTCCGGCTCGACTGCTTTCGCTGCGGGTTGAGTGGTTATATCTGATATTGCCGTTTGGATTTGCTTTATTTCAATCTCCAATAAGGAGAAAGTTTCATCTGTAAATGTGCCATGTTTGAACGCTTTGATTAGTTTCTCCAATCTTCCGTTTAGCGTTTCCTTCACTACTTCCGGCTCCATTCCTTTGTAAATGGATATAGTCGGAGTTTCAGGGTTAGCCGCCCATAATACGGCACTACCTTCGTATAGCATCAACTCTGTAATGGTGCGGATGCCGGTACTATTATCCATTTCTGCTTTGATAGTGCTAAAACCGATTGAGTGCTGATTGATTAGCCCTGCTTCATAAAGTTTCAGCATATCTTCACCCATTTCAGTTTCAATAACTTCTGTAACGGCTATGAGTGCATCGCCTTCAACGTAAAGTTCTTTTGGCTTACCCAAAGCATACTTCATCGAAGTCTTATGGTCAACTAATGACCAAATAAGGTTCTTACCTTTCGGCCCTCTTTCATTGATTGTCTTTGTAAATGCAGCAGGACTGATAATGTCATTGTCAAGGTCAACATTGCTCATTCTTGCCCATACGGCTTTTACCTTACGGCTTTCTTTGTCAACATCTTCGACACCATTCATTATATCCTTAACGCTATATTGCTTCATTTATCAACATTTGTAATTGCAAAAATAAGCTATTATTCCACATACTCCACAGGGTGCCAGCCGGCCCTCTTAAGTTGCCCTGAATTGATACGGGCATATCGTTTTCATCCCTTACTACTTCAAAGCCAACGGTGCATCTGCAATTACACACATTCCCTGCACTTGCCCTACTATCGCCAGGGTATTCCATTTGCTCCACACTACCCATTCCGGGAACGGTGAAAGGTTCATCTACTGCAACACGCTTACCATCCATGTGCAAATGGTCGAACTTATCTCTCGGTATTCTTCTTGTTCTATCATCTGTTATCGCTATCCATTCTTTTTCAGTTTGCAGTCCAGTAGATACGGCACCAAGTAACGCTCCCTGATTTGCAGCTCTTGTAGTTTCGGTTCTGGCAATAAGTTCTGCACGATAAGCATTGATACCTGACTTTTCGAGTTCGGTCATCATTTGGGTTATGCTCCACCCTTCCTGCATTCCCTTAATCAATACCTTGCGGATAGTTTCTTTCGTGGTAGATGTGATGCCATCAGTGAGCATTGTCAGTCCCTGATCGAGGAACATCTTAATCACTATCGCCCATCTCTGTTGAGGTGTCAAGTTATCCTTTATCCCTGCTTTGCGCCTAATCTTATCGTAATTATACTTCGCCATTGTAATTCCTGCACCTTGATGCAGTTGGCTTATAATACGTTTCAGTCCGCTTTGGTCGGGTTGCTCACCATTGAGTATAGCTTTGCATTGCTTATCTAACTCACGTTTGATTAGCACCCTGTATTTCTTTCGGTATTTGTTATAAAGTTGGCGGTACATCGGGCAGATTGGTAAAGTCATCCATTGGCATCAATCCCTGTGGAATATACAACTTTTGATAATCTTCAAGCGGCACATTCGGATCGGGTGCGATACCCATTACCTTCAGTTTCTGCTCCGGTGTAAGCCACCATGAAGTATTGAGCCATTGCGCTTGTGCTTCCATGTTCGCTTCAAGTTCCTGATAAACGGTAAGGTCAAAGTCCACGAATATGTCGGTATTCTTATACCCCCAATCCGTTTTCATTTTGCGATTAAGGTTATCACGGATGGCTATCAGTTCGGGAAGTACGGCACGTAATGTCAGCGACTTTTCTGCTTCCTTCATGTTGTTGTAGGTTGCTGCTTCCTGCGAACCTAATAATACTGGAGGCACACCATAGATGCTGCAAAGTGCTTCCTTATCCCATTTCTCTGCTTCAATCAGTTGCAGGTCTTTGGCAGGTAAACCGATTTGTGTCCATCCTACCTTATACCCCGATACAGCTGCGCTGCCATGCTTGCCGGCACCGGATGACATTGATATTTGCGTTTTAAGTGCCTGTGCTTGTGCGCCACCACTTAACGGGTCGAATCTCATGTCATCCATGTAAAGTACCCCCTGCGGCCCCATGTTATCAAACATGGCCACACTTGCGGTCTTTGAACTATTAGAACGGGTCAACACCTTCGATGCCGCCCGGAGTGGTGACAATCCATACAACTGGCCTCCTGTTGCCGACCATTCAGGGTTGAAGTACTTATCATGCAGGATCTCAATCGTATTAAACGGTATGTACTGACCATAGTACAACTGATACGCTACCTTCTTTGGTGGGAATTGCTCAATATCTACCTTTACCGCCATGTATTGTGCAGGTAGTACATACAACTCCATTGGCTTGCCCTTGTTCACGGAAGCATCGCCTACCATCTTTGCATAGACAAAAGAGTTTCCGGTGATCTTCTTAAACCCTACCCATTGTTCGATTAGGTCTGACCATGAATCTTCACTATTCGGATATTTTAACAACTCATTCAACCTGGCATCACCTTCGTATAGTTCAAAGGCCTGTTCTTTCAGTTCCTTTAATTCTTTGAGGTCAATGGTGATGGGTGAGTTTAGTTTCGCCTGGTACTGCTTTGCCTTCGCCTTGTCCTTAACTTTATACACTCCCCAGGGTGCTACTTTCGCCTTTTGGGTAATCAGTTGAATGATAGCATATACCAAGTCATTGCCGATATAACTATCCCTTACTATTTCTGCTTGATTCTGCCCATCCCAAGTTATCAATCCCCTTTCGATTGAAACTTGAACAGGTGATTTAACGGGTGCTGCCTTGCGTTTAAGGAAATCGAATAAACCCATAAGTTATTATTTGTTACTGGCAAAATTACGATTAATTCGCCTACCATACTGCCACCTGAAATTGCGGCTTGTGCAAGTGGGTAAAGATGGCATAACGCATCGCATCGCAATTATGGACTAACACCCCATTAGCAAAATATTCATGCTCATCTTCTACGGTCAGGTCGTAAACTCTTTCCTGCCAACTTGTAACGCACTCGAAGTGCTTTAGCTTTGCAGTTTGGATGGCAGAACTTTGCATGCTTTGTTTTTGCGATGTAATCTTTTCCGCATTGCATACATTTTGATTCAATTGATAGTGGCTTACCGAAATTGTTTTTTCTTGCATGCTCTTTGTGCCATTCAATACCCTCTTTGCTTTTATGCCATTGCTTTGCTGATTCGATTCCTTTTGCATGGAATTCTTTAAACTTTTCTGGATTGCCTTTAATACGTTCTTTTGCATGTTCGCTAAGATGTCTAAAGGATTCGACCTTTTCAAGATTGGATATTTCGTTATTCCATGTGTTACCGTCTTTGTGATGTATGTGGTAACCTTTTTCCCTTTTTCCATTATAATGCTCCCAAACGTACCAATGCATGTGTAGTGGCCCGTTTGTGAAATACCTTGCTCCGGGATGTAGTGTGAATCTTCTGCCATTAAATGTTTGATATGGCTTACCGTTTTCGTTGATTCTAATTTCGAAATCTCTGTCCATTGGTCTTGAGTATAAATTAAATGATTTGAAGTACAACACAAATATACAGAATGCGTATCGAACTGCATCAAATACTTTTCCACTTGTTTCACTCCGTTATTATGTACTCCTAATACCTTTTTATACCCATTGCGAGTTAATACTAAATCCCCTACTTTTATTTCATCTATTCTTTTTTGACCGTTGATAGTTGCTATTTGTGTTTCCCCGATGAAGCATGCATGATCAAACTCTTTCACCGGTTCATCTATCACATTGTCATTCTTATCCTTCTTCCACTTGTAAGATTGCAACTCCCGAATGATGTTTTTACTGTTAGCGGTAACGTACAACGGATAAGATTTAACCTTCAATATCCCGGGCCACACTTCCTTATTAGCCGCCTGTGCATTAATACCGCCCCTGTAAAGTTCTTCAATGCTTTTAGGTTCGGCTGCATCGCAGTATACTGGTTTCCTATCTGATATGTGGTCTTTCACTTCCCGGATAATTTCGGATGGAGTTAACCCCGATTTGTAAATCAATTCGTTGACATAATTAGCCCCTTCGTAATGACATACGTTGACGAGTGCAAGTGGGTGAACATATCCAAAGTCCAACCCATAGAACATATCTCCCCCCTCCGGCATCTTGTCTATTATCTGCCATTTGGTATAGATTATCTCCTTTGCGGCACCTCTTTCCCCTAATCCGTACACCTTCCACATGAAGTCATCGGGCAGGTTCTTATACCCCTCAATAATGTCTATCTGTGTTTGTGATAAGTTGCCTTTATTGTGTATGTAAGTAGATTTTATGCGCTTGTTGTTTGGATTGTCGGCCACATCGTACACCCAACTAACGAAGTCAGCAGGGTTCCAATCTAAAAAGATAGTACCCGTTGTTCGCATGGCCAATTGGTCGAATAGTGCTTTGCGGATAAGGTTCGCTTCATTCACGAAAAGAATATCCCTACCCGGCCCCCTTGCTTTCTGTTCGTCTTCTAACCCGAATAATTCTATATAACTGCCATTGGGGAACTTGTAGATGAAATCGGTGAAGCTAAAATCTTCATCCTTCCACATATTCCATTCTTCCATAATGGTCTTGAAATCCCTGTATGCTCCCCGTTTGATGTGTGGGAGTGAATGGGATACTATGCTGATACGCTTGTTACGCTGCGTAGTTGCTATCTGAATCAGCAGTTGAACAATGGAGAATGATTTCGACGATCGTGATCCCCCCTCATTGCAGATTATCGGGTATCCCTTTTCGTATGCTTCTTTGTTGGCATAGAATACCGATGTCGCCTTTATCTGCTTAACTTGTTGCGATACCACACTTCTTGAATTTCTCGAGTGTTATAAACTCCTCTTTAGTTTTCTGCATAACGCAGTAAACATTCCAACCGTCGGTTGTATTACCCATTGCCGGATGTTCACCCAAGTCAATAAGAGAATACTCACCAAAGGCAGCGAGTAGCTTATAAAAATCCGTTGTATAGTAATTGAATCCATGCCCCGGCCAATTCCCTGTCTTTGGGTTTTCGCTGACAATGAATCCTCCGACCTTAACGAGGTTGTGTTTGTTCTTCCAGCAGTTGTAAATTGCTTTGATGTCATGCTTGCCGTTGGTTCCAATGTGTTCGGAGGTTCCTGCATCCACCAAAAGATCGTATTGTACTCCGAAACTGTGAAGCAAGGACAGGTCATACGGCTGACTTCCGTTCTCTCCGCTAATGTCAATGGCCGTGTATTGCTTGTTGGCATAGTAGGTATCTTTAACGTACGGTGCAGGTAGTGTCGGATGGCGGTAATCATTCTGCGCTCCTAAATCCACTACTGATTGCACTCTGTCAATGATTAAATCAATTAGTTCGATTGTTTTGCCTGTGTATCCCATAGTACAAATTTAATCTTTTACCCCCCAATTAATAAAGAACGGTTCAACGGGCATAAATTCCCGATAAGCTAACCCCCCATACGGCTGCACCTTTACACCATTGATATTCATGATAGCAGATAGCAGCGATTGATCATGTCTGCTGCTTACATAGTGCGGATTCTTACTCTCGTTATGGTGAAAGCAGTTATTAAAGGCACCTTCAATCCACTTATAAAAGATAGGTTTAGTCGCAGGGTGGTCGAAGTCGAACACAATGCAGCAGGCCATTATCTGATACATTTGCATTACCTGTGTGTAATCTCTTAACCCTAACCATGCGATCTGATGGTCGGGGATGTACTTGTGTAACGGATGCCCTTCATTATTCCAGGCCACAATGCCGTGTTCGGCTGCAAGTTCCCAGAGTGGATCAGGGTTCTTCATTACTCGAATGGTTGAATCGCACCAAATGATTTTCCGGTACCCCAACTCATACGCTTCAGCTACCATTACCGGCTTGAACTGATACGGCATATTTTGATGGCTCCACGATTCGTAGTTGCTTGACTTTGGCCATTTGCCTTGCAGTATCTTTCTGCCCTGGTATTCATCCACATACCCATCTACACTCCGCAAATGAGTGTCATAGTCGGGAGCATTGCGATTTATTGACCGGATAAGTCCTAACATCGCCTCATTATAGTTCTCCCTACCTGTGGAGGATAGGGATGTGATTACTTTACTTTTCATCTTTGAATAATTTATAAGCCCAAACAAACATTAGCAGTCCAAAGCCAAACATGGCAAAGGATATTGATATTGATACTATCTCGCCCATATTACATTCTCTAAATTGTTAAGTAATTTCTTATGCAATCCGAACCCATTGCAGTACTCTTTAATGAGTTGGAATAGGTCAGCATTGCCATTATGTTCAATGCAGACCATTTGTGTATGGGATAAGTTGATTTGCTCCAATATCTCAAAGTCCATACCCTCCGCATCAATCGAAATGAAATCGAATACCTTGTAGGGGGAGTTCTTTACTAACGTCTTATAAGTCCATACTTCTGTCATTCGTTCCTTAAATTCCGTACCATTCCACCTCTTAATTTCCGATTTCTTAATGGTGGATAACAAAGATACGTCGCCTTTGCCTAAGTGATTCCCCATTTCATGGAATGTACAAGTGCCATCAGCCGTACCGATAGCAACATTAAACGCTTTAACCTTGTCATTCGGTGGTATCCTGTTGAAAGCATCTTCAGAGGGCTCTACAAGTACACCACCCCATCCATTGAGTTGCAGGGCATAGGTATTGGACAAAGTTTGTCCATCATTGGCACCAATGTCGAGGAATGTACCAGGTACATTGAAGTATTGTTCAATTACGTCTTGTTCGTTGTTTTGGCTGTATCTCATTTGCCGTAGGTTTGGTTGTAGTATTGTTCGCCTGTTAAAGTAAGTTTACTTTCAGGGTAATCTATTCCGTTTATTGTTCCTTTGTTGTATGCAGTTTCTATCTGCTGCTTAAACATTTCTTTGGCTTGTTCAACCAATTCATAAGGTAACGCAAGAATATAATCTTCAGGAAGATTATTTATCAACCACTCCACTGCCGTCTGTTGTGCCATATTTAATCTTTTTTAGTGTTATTGCCGTAGATTAGATTGTAATCAAGTTCAAAACACTCATTAATTTCTTCTGTTGTTTTGCAATCTTGTGTACTGTTACCATGCACCCAAAACAACCTATTCTGCTGCTTTTCCACCTTTAGTAATTCTTTTGCTTTCATCACACAATCCATAGGAGTACAATCACTATCTATCCATTCTATAAACTGTTCAAGTGCGGTGAGCTTTTCCATGTTTACAATTAAATCATTTGATGAAGAACTTTGGTATTCTTCAATTATGTTACCGCATGACCAACATTTAAAAAATCCTAATCTGTAATATTCTCTATTGGTTACTGGGTGTAAACAAATTAGGTGCAAACAATTTTCTGTCTGTTGTTCCATTTTATTTGGCTTTGGTTTGTTCTATTGATTTTTTAATTCTATCAAATAATACTTGTAATTCTTCTAAGCTATCAACACTCCATCCCTCTGTTTTTAAGATAAAAAAGCATCCTCCATCCCTATCTATACCGATACTGCTTTCGCATCTTATTTCTAAAAGTTCTGCTTCACCATCTACACAATTACCTTCTTGACTAAAATTAAAAGTTGCTGATTCAAGTATATGAGTAAGATGCAATGGTTTTTGTTCTGACATATCTACTGCCGTCTGTTGTGCCATGTTATTTCTGTTTTAGTTTTTCAATCTCCCTTTCAATATACCATTTCGCTTTTTCCAAATCCTCAATAGGATTATCCGTCTTTCGCCC